GACCTTTGTATGAAGGTTATCAAAGATGAATTAATCGAGATTAAAACTAAATACGGTGATGAACGCCGCTCTGAAATAGTTTATTCATCGGAAGAATTCAACCCGGAAGATTTCTATGCAGACGATGAAATGATTATTACCATTTCTCATATGGGATATATCAAGCGTACGCCGTTAAGCGAATTCCGTGCCCAAAACCGCGGTGGGGTAGGTTCTAAGGGAACAGAGACACGCGATGAGGACTTTGTAGAACATATATATCCTGCAACAATGCACAATACCATGATGTTCTTCACTCAAAAAGGTAAGTGCTATTGGCTGAAAGTATATGAGATACCCGAAGGAACCAAAAACTCTAAGGGACGCGCCATTCAGAACCTGTTGAATATAGACTCTGATGACGCCGTAAATGCATACCTGCGCGTGAAGAATCTGAACGACCAGGATTTCATTAACAGTCATTATGTACTGTTCTGCACAAAGAATGGCGTCATTAAAAAAACATTGCTCGAACAATATTCCCGTCCTCGCCAAAATGGTGTCAATGCCATTACAATTCGCGAAGATGACCGCGTAATTGAAGTGCGCATGACTAACGGTGACAATGAGATTATCATTGCCAATCGTAACGGACGTGCCATCCGTTTCCACGAAAGTGCCGTGCGCGTAATGGGACGTACAGCTACCGGTGTACGCGGCATGACGCTTGATGAAGACGGACAAGACGAAGTTGTCGGAATGATTTGTATCAAAGACCCTGAAACTGAGACAATCATGGTTGTGTCAGAACAAGGATACGGTAAGCGTTCCGATATTGAGGATTATCGTAAGACGAACCGTGGCGGTAAAGGTGTAAAAACTATGAATATCACCGATAAAACCGGTAAACTGGTAACAATCAAGTCTGTAACAGATGAGAACGATTTAATGATTATCAATAAATCGGGTATCACCATCCGTCTGAAAGTAGCAGATGTTCGTATAATGGGACGTGCTACGCAGGGAGTACGACTGATTAATCTTGAAAAACGTAATGATGAAATTGGCTCCGTATGTAAAGTTACCTCGGAAACCGAAGAGGATATCATTGCAGAAGAGGATAGCGATGCATCAGAAAAAACTCAGAACGATATAGTAAACAATGAAAATGAAGAATAGACACAATATTAATTTAAAATTTTCTACAATCATGAAAAGAGTATTATTTTCAATGGTTTTACTACTTGCGGCAGGCTTTACCTTCGCTCAGGAAAAGAGCGTGAAAGAGGCAAAAAGCATCGCTAACGACGTAAAACCGGATTTTGCACAAGCAGAGAAGCTCATCAATGAAGCTCTGAACAATGCTGAAACCAAAGACAACGCCGAAACATGGGATGTAGCCGGCTTTATTCAAAAGAGAATCAATGAAAAGGAAATGGAGAATGCTTATTTAAGAAAGCCTTATGATACTCTTAAAGTGTATAACAGCGCACTGAATATGTGCAAATACTACTTTAAATGCGATGAACTTGCACAGATTCCTAACGAAAAAGGTAAAATCAAAAATAAGTTCAGAAGATCGAACAGTGCTGCTATATTAGCTGCGCGTCCCAACCTGATTAATGGTGGTATCCAGTTCTTTAATTTAGATAAGAATAAAGAGGCTTTGGATTTCTTCGCAACTTATGTAGACATTGCTATCAATCCTATGTTTGAAAAGGAGAATCTGCTTCAAACAGATACTGTATTGCCCCAAATTGCTTATTATGCAAGCTTAGCTGCAGCCAAAATGGAAGATTATCCAAACGTATTGAAATATGCACCTTATGCAAAGGAGGACAAAGAAGTGGGTAAATATGCCATGGAATTTATTTCTACAGCATTGAAAGCTCAAGGGGATACTGTCAAGTGGATCGCTTCCTTAAAAGATGGTATCCAAAAGTATCCTGAACATTCATTCTTCTTTGGACATCTGATTGATTATTATAGCAATAATAACAAGTTTGACGAAGCAATGCAGTTTGCAGATGATATGTTGGCTAAAGATCCTAATAACACATTCTATTTGTACGTAAAAGGATACCTTTATCACAACATGAAAGATTATGAAAAAGCCATTGAATTCTACAACAAAACCATTGAAGTAGATCCTAATTATGCAGAAGCATATTCCAACTTGGGCTTAATCTATTGCCTGCAAGCTCAGGATTTCTCTGAAAAAGCTACTACTGATGTCAATAATCCAAAATACAAAGAAGACCAAGCTACACTGAAAGTTTTCTATGAAAAGGCAAGACCTAATTATGAAAAAGCAAGAGAACTGAAACCTGAACAGAAAGATTTGTGGCTAAATGGATTATACAGAGTTTATTATAACTTACAAATGGGTCCTGAATTTGATGAAATAGAAAAATTGATGCAATAATTGAATTGCTACTATTACCAAAGATAGCTTACATATTCAAGCTATCTTTGGTATAATTTTCTTCCAAATTAGAGAAGGATAAAGGTTTATTTTAGTTTATGGTGTTATATATTAAACATAATATAGATATTACACCATTTACATTTTTTCATTTTACATTTGCGCCGTAACCAATTACAAACGTTATGGCGCATTCTTTTTTAAAGCAGTACTCAAAGCAATTCCGTGTGATAAAAGTTCATTATATGGACTTTGAAGACCGTTTCCATGTGAAAACATTCAAGGATTGTTCACTTATTGAAGCCTCTAACGTTTTTAAGGCTTATGCCCGTGCTTTTGGTTGGACTTTTTTAAGCTATGAAACATTTGATTATTAACCTTTAAATATTTCAGTTATGGACAATCAGAAAATTTACAAAACTATTGAAATTATAGTCAAGGCGGTATTAGCTATTGCCGCCTTATGGCTTTGTATCTCATGTACTATGTCTATGAGTATCAGCAAAAACAATATGAACAGTTCCCAATCTACAGAGCAATCACAAGCAACATCTGTGGATAGTACTAACGTGGATGTCGATTATAAGTAATGGCGCTATTTAACCCTTTTTGTAAGTGTCTGAACCCTCAAAGGATAGTTAATCCTTATACACATGAGTGTATGACCGTCCCCTGTGGAAAGTGTAAGGCTTGCATTCTCGCTAAAAACTCTCGTTATGCGTTTCAATGTGATTTAGAAAGCTATTGCTCTATGTATACCGTTTTTGTTACTCTTACCTATGCTCCTAACTATTTGCCTATTGCCACTCCTATGTATTTGGGCAATAATACTGATTTTGGTTTGTTGTGCCGTTATGATTTGGCAGATTTTGATACAGGCGAAAATCTTGGTGTATTTGAGTCTGAGCCCTCGCAATTAAAATTGCTTCAACAGAAGTTCAATTTATGCGGTTCTATCCCCTACCTTAGAAAAACAGATTTACAATTATTTTTAAAAAGATTACGTTACTATGTTACTAAGCGATTGCCCAAAGAGAAAGTGCGTTACTATGCCGTTGGCGAATACGGTCCCGTACACTTCCGCCCGCATTATCATCTCTTATTATTCCTCAACTCAAAAGAAGTCTTACAGATATGTTCAAAGGCTGTATCTGAGGCATGGACCTTTGGTCGTATCGATGTTCAAGTTTCCGAAGGAAAGTGCTCATCATACGTTGCGGGTTATGTTAACAGCAGTGTGCTTGTACCCGAAGTTCTTAAAATGCGTTCCGTCTGTCCATTCTGCCTACATTCTCAAAGGCTGGGTCAAGGCTTTTTGCAAGGTCAACGCTCGAAAGTATATGCGCTTACCCCTC